TCTGATCTACGCGCCGCGGGCGGGGTATCGCGCCAATAGCCGGTTCTTGATGAACAAGGCGACGGTGTCGGCTTTGCGCAAGTTCAAGACCGCGGATGGCGATTATATCTGGCAGCCCAGCGCCTCAGCCGGCCAGCCCGCCACGCTGATGGGCTATCCGGTCAGTGAAGCCGAGGACATGCCCGACATTGCCAATAACAGCACGGCGATTGCGTTTGGCGATTTCGAACGCGGCTATCTGATCGTGGACCGTCAGGGCGTTCAGGTGCTGCGCGATCCCTATTCGGCCAAACCCTATGTGCTGTTCTACACCACCCGGCGCGTGGGCGGCGGTGTGCAGGATTTCAACGCCATCAAGCTGTTGAAGTTCTCCGAGACCTGATCCTCTCCCCAACCTTACAAAGCCCCGGCCATCGCGCCGGGGCTTTGCTTTTTGGAGCCCCCCATGACGTTGACCCTGACCACACCCGCCAGCGGTGAGCCGGTGCGCCTGGATGAGGCCCGGGCCTGGTTGCGCCGCGCCGACCCCGATGATGATGCGCTGATCGAGGCGCTGATCGCCTCTGCGCGTCAGGATATCGAGCACCGGACTGGGCGCGCCCTGATCACCCAGAGCTGGACAGAAACCCTCGACGGCTGGCCGGCCCATCGCTTGTCGGCCTGCGGGCAGGCGGTGCGACTGGCCCGTGCGCCCCTGATCGCCGTGACGGAGATCCGCACCCGGGACCGGTTCGGCTGGCGGGTCTGGGACCAGGCGGAATACCGTGTTGAGCCCGGCGACCCCGGACGGGTGATTGCGCAATTGCCCTTCAGCCTGCCCTCGGTCGAGGTCCGGGCGGGGGGCGTCGAAATAGATTTCACCGCCGGATATGGCGACACGCCCGACCAGGCGCCCGCCCCGCTGCGTGAAGCGATTTTGCACCTGGTGGCCGCCAGCTATGGCGCGGATCGCGGCGATGGCGGCGTCGCACTCACCTCTGAGCCGCCTGTGAGCGTCTCGCGCCTGATCGCGCCGTATCAGCAGGTGCGGTTATGAGCGCGGAACAGGCTTTTCAGAACGCCTTGCTGGACCGGCTGGCGACTGACCCCGGCGTATCGGCGTCCCTGGGCGGACGGGTTTATGACCATGCGGGGCCGAGCCTGCGCTATCCGTATCTGTATGTGGGCCGTGGGGAGACCGAGCCGCTGGACGCGGATGACATTCAGCTGGTCGAGCATCGGCTGACCCTGCTGATCCGCGGTCGGCGGGATGACCGCGACCGTCTGAAACAGGCGGCTGGCGCGATCCGCACCGCGCTGGACGCGCCATTGAGGCTGAACGGCCCTTACGCCTGCCCGCTGGCGCGCGTGGTCTATGCCGATCTGTTCACCACCAGCGACAGCCGCCTTTTACAGGGGCTGGTGCGGGTGCGGGCTTTGATTGAAACCTTGGGAGAGACGCCATGAGCGCACAGGCGGGTAAGGATCTGCTTTTGAAGATTGGTGACGACCAATCGCCTGAACAGTTCACCACCATGGCGGGATTGCGCGCCAAGACACTGTCGCTGAACGCCCGGTCGGTGGACGTGACCCATGCCGACAGTCCCGGACGCTGGCGGGAATTGCTGGGCGCCGGGGTGCGCTCGGCCAGCATTTCCGGCACCGGAATTTTCGTCGACAGCGCCGCTGATGAAACCGTCCGCGGGGTGTTCTTTGATCAGGCCCGGCGCACCTGGCGGGTGATAATTCCCGATTTCGGCGTCATGGAAGGGCCCTTCCTGGTCACGGCGCTGGAGTATTCCGGGCGTCACGACGGAGAGGCGAGCTATTCGCTGTCACTGGCCTCAGCCGGCGCTCTGACCTTCACTGCGCTCTAGCGCGCGTTCATTCTGGCGGCGCTCATACCGGTGATCTTCCAGTCGGTTATAGCAGGCGCGTTGTTCATCCATATTGCGGATTTCCTCGCACTCATCCTCATACCGCTCGTCATAAACGTCTTCAAAAACCACACATCCGCTGGTCAGCAGGGTGAAGGGGATAAGGGCGAACACTACAGCGCGGCGCATGAGCAGGCTCCTGTCAGATTCAAAACCATCCCCATCCTAACCGCCTGAAGGAGCGGTGTTCATGACAAATCCTCAATCCGGGGACGCCGCCCTGTCCATTGACGGGGCGACGCGTCCCTTGCGCCTGTCTCTGGCGGCGCTGGCTGAAATCGAAACGGCGTTGGGTGTCGACGAGCTGCCCGATCTGGCGGTGCGTCTGGGCCGGTTGAGTGCGCAGGATCTTCACGTGGTGCTCACCGCGCTTTTACGCGCAGGCGGGGCGGCGCATCCCGAAACGCTGGCCGCGCGTGCCGATCCCGTTCACACCGCGCGCGCCGTCGCCGCGTGTTTCCGGGCCAATCTGTCATGAGTGCGCGTTGGGCGGCCTGGTTCTGTGTCGGGGTTCGCGGCTTTGGTCTGAGCCCGTCTGATTTCTGGGCGCTCAGCCTGGTGGAGTGGCGCGCCCTGTGTGCGGAGACCGGGGCCAGCGCCTCGTCGCCGGATCGGGCCTCACTGGCGGCGCTTCAGGCCCGTTATCCCGATAGTGCAGGAGCATGTTCATGACCGATCCAGGATTTGACGCCGGACCCGATTTCAGCGGGGTTTCCGAACAGGCGGCGGAGGCGCGGGCCGCCCTCAAACAGACCGCTGAAGAGGGCCGTACCGCAGCGCGGCTGTTGTCAGAAGAGTTTGAACTGGCGGGCGACTCGATTGTTCAAAGCCTGGAGGGCGCGGCCCGGTCCGGTGAATTCAGCTTTCGCGCCATGGCTGAAACGATTGCGCAGTCGCTGGCGCAACTGGCGCTGGACCGCTACGTGCTTGAGCCGTTCCCCGACCTGTTTGGTCGCGCCGCCTCTGGATTGGGCGATCTGGTTACAGGCGTGATCGGGCAACGCGCCGAGGGCGGGCCGGTGCTGGCGGGGGAGGCTTATCTGGTCG